CGTACATTACACTTTCTACAGCTGCAATACTTTGGAACGTTACTAACGCATGACAATCTTTTAAGGCATCAAAGATAGTTTGTCCAAATACACGTTCTCTTCTATTTGTTTTTTCTCTAATTACAATTGGTCTGTCTGTATGTTTTTTTATTTCTCTAATTGTTCTATGTTTCCAGCTGTCTAAATCTAAATCATAAAACTTACAAGGTTTTTCACTAGGTACAACAACTAATATGTGATTGCCGTTTTTTCGTTTTGTTTGTAATGTTAAATCCAATGCTAGCCATCTATCAGCAGGACGTTCAATTATTTTATTATGTTGTACATCATTCTTTACAATTCTGTGAAATAACTTCCAGCCATTAGGATTAACTTTACAAGGGTAATTTCCAAAGTATCCGCTATCCATATAGTAAAAAGGTAACTCGTCACGCCAGCGTTGTTTAATAAGTTTTCTTTTACCCATACTACGTATTACAATAGGTTCATCACCAAAATTATAATCGTAATCATACACAGGTAATTTAGCACCTTGTGCAAACATATTAATATATTGATCTGTAAGATTTTTACTTAAACATATCATATAGTTCTTGTTTCCAAAGCTGATTAAATTCACAGTCTCTATAATTTTCAAACCAAGGACCGCCTTCAGTATAATGTATTAATTTTGGTTTATCAATATCATCATAAACACCTACTAGATAGTTCCAAGTATGATCTAGTTCGCCAATTTCTTTATCCTTAAGCCAACTAAATCTGTGTAAGTATGCTCCGTTTATTTCCGGATTATTCACTAATTCTTGTGTCAATTTTCTGTTGCTTTTGTGTCCACAATTAAAAAGCATTACACTTGACCAGTTTTTTCGCGGATAGATGGTCTGCTTTTGCCCGTCCATTTTAAATTCTTCTTTTACTTTGTAATCATGTTGTACACACATTACTGCATATTTGTCGTCTGCTTGGTCAAAAAGTTCTTTAATATCTGTTGTAAGGATCATATCACAATCCATAAAAACTGCCCAGCCTTTAAAATTTGCAAGTTCGGGAATTAGAAATCTTGTGAATGTAAATTCAGTGCTTGCTAACTTATCTATATCTCTATTATACCAACCTGCGTCTCTAAGTTCTTGTTGTTTTAATGGACGTACATCTGCTCCTGGTTGCTTACTTAATATACTATGTTTACAGACTTGGTAAGCAATATCTTCTCTTGTGTCATATCCTATAAATATTTTCATACATCTTTTCTTTCTATATCTGTTTCTATACAGTCTTCTCCGTATTGTATTTCAACTAATTTTAAATCTGTGTCGTGTTCATTAGTGAGTTGGTGCCATTGTCCTGCAGGTATATGTAAAGATTTATGTTGCTCGAATACTCCATATAATTCAATGTCTGTACTACTATCTAATGTATATACTGTTGCTGTGCCTTCTGCTACAAACCAGTGTTCGCTACGTTGCTTGTGACGTTGCATACTTAACTTGCCTCCTGGCGGCACTGCTAATTCTTTTACCTTTGTGTGTTTATCGTATTCATGTATCACTCTATAATATCCCCATGTACGCTCTGTCTTAGGCGCTTTCCATTCGTCCAGTATCCAGCTACTAGAGTTCTTCTTATCTTCGCCGCCAACACCATATACGAACTTAACTTTATCAGCATAAGTTGATTCTTCAGGTACAGCACCTTGTTTTCTATCACCGCCATTGGCAAATATAATATTTGCTTTGCTTGAAGAAGTACACATTAATTTAAAAATGGCTCCGCAAGCAGTATCGTCGCTATCATCAAAACTAATTATATCATCAACAATGGCAAGCTCATTTATAATAGCAAGTCTATCTTTGAACTTCATAAAAGGTCTACCTTTTTTACGTGTAAGCCATTCATCAGAATTAATGCCTACTACTAGCACATCACCTAGTTTTTTTGCTGCTTTAAAATACTCTATATGTCCTGAGTGTAGTGGGTCAAATCCACCTGTGACTAATACAATGTTCATAATGATATTTATGTGCTAGTTTAATAGATCTAAAAACTTCTGATAAAATTTTAAGTTATAGTCTTTACATTCCTCAAGAAAACCATCAACGGAATTGTTTGTTCTGTTAAATGAATCATTAATACTTTGTATAAAGTGTGGTTGATATTTCATATGATCAAATTTCACACTCCAGCTAAGTACTTGCACATTTTTACCTAATAATTGTGCCCAATATGCGCCGTGGTAACTATCTGTTACAACATTTCTTGCACTACCTAAAAACGATATAATTTTTTCAAAATCTATAATATTATTTTTTATATATGGATGATTATCAGGATTAGTAAATTTAGATTTAAACGCATGGGTAAAATATACAACTTCATGCCGCTCGTTATATTGTTTTTCAAAAGCAGGATGCATACATGTAACACAAGGCAAGTAATATTTTTCGTAGTCTTCTATCCAATCTCTAATACCAACTAGATCACAATCTTCTATCCATTTAGGATAGTATACATCGCCTTTTTGTTTTTGCACATGTCTTGTGCTAAAGTTATGTCCTATAGCCCATAAAGTAGTCGTTGCAGGATTCTTTTGTGTCAACATCTGAATATGCTTACTAAATTTTTTATGTATTAATCCTCCGCCTCCTACAATTAAATGATTATCTTGTATTGGATAATCGTTATACATAAGCTCACCTGATGCACATTTTATATCAAAATATCTACTAGGATTACAATATAAATCGCCTACATTATTTTTTACTTTTCTATGGACTTCGTATATCATTTTGGAATTGCTATAAAATTATGATAAAAACTTGATTTACTTTTAGTGTGTTTTTGTATCTGATCACGTGTGCAAATTTTTAAATCTAAATCTAATATTTGCATATCTATATTATTAAAGAAGTCAAATATTTCTCCGCTACCATAATTATAATTTCGCATATGTACATCTGCACATTCAAAATATACAATAGGCTTATATTTTTTTATAGTTTTTTTAGCACCTTGAATTGTTTTTAATTCATTTCCCTCAACATCTATTTTAATTAAACCAACGTTTTTAAACTTGAAAGAATCAAGTGTTTTTACTTCTACTTGTATGGTTCTATACTTTCCGTTTTTCCGTTGCTGTGTTAGTCCACTCCATCCACCTAATTCTAAATCGATGTGAAAACCTAATGTGCCTTGTTCATTACTTAATGCAACTGCATGAACATGTTGTGTGTTTTTTTTAAATTTACGTGTTATGTGTTCTACTATATTAGGTGTTGGTTCAAATAAGTGTGCATCGCTGTCAGGAAAAAATTGAGCTATTTCCCTATACCAGTTACCTTTCCTTGCTCCTATATCAACTATTGTTGTTTTAGGTTGTAGATGTTTTTGTAGCCAAGGAAAAATTACATTATCCTCAGCACGTTTATATTGTTTCATACTGCTAGGCTTTTCCAATTAGCTTTTTTAACTTTTGGTACGGAATCATTTTTATACCATAGGTTTCCATATACTTGTGTACGTTGTAGTTTTGTATGATCGTAATCTAACTTTACAGCATGTAAAGTATTATAATCAGGTGCAAACATTGTTATAGAATTATTTTTACTATGTTCATAGTCTGTTGTTGCCCAATCCCACGGCACCCAACAAGTATCAGTATCAGTTTTTTCTTTCCATTGTTCTGCTATCCATTTTTTGTTTTCTTTGAATGTCATAAAATGTGTATGCAAACCTAAATCATCTGCTTCGGGTGCAGTATTAATATTAATCATATATGTTGCACACTTGCGTCTAATATCAGGATGCGGACTTATTTCGTAACCACTAACGTATTTTTGTATTGCAGTATCAACACCAGTTTCGCCTGTTTTTTTAAACTTTTTCTTAATACATTTATGCCATGCTTGGCTGTTAAAAAAGTCTACTAGTTCTTCTAAAATACTATCCTCATAATATTTTAATCGAAAAGCAACTCCGTATCCTTCTAACAGATCTTGATTAGCTACACCTTTGCCCTTATCTTGATTGTTGTACCATTCTAAATAAGACTGTACACTAGTTGTACACCCCGGAAATGGTTGAGGTTTATATTTGTATGTATTAGTTAATTCAGCACACATATGCTCAGTGTTATTAAACTGAGGTACATTAATTTGCTTGCAGGTAGTTATACGGTTAAAATGATCTTGTGTAAAAAAGTCTTCTACGTAAATAAATTTAAAAGGATCTGATTTGAAATCAGCATCATATATTTTTTCTATAAGGTAATTAAAATTTTCCATTGCAGTCTCCCGTAGTATTTATAGACTTGCATCTTCCATACCTGCAACTCTAAGTTTAACTACGTTTGTTATCTGCCATTGCTTTTGATCAAGTCCTTTTAACAAGCCTAGCCACTTGTTACGCATTAATGCAAATTCGTTTATAATTTTTTCATAATCAACAACGTCTGCCTCACCGTCAACGTATTTTTCAACGTCACGGCTTGACAGAGCTCGTTGATAGTTTTCAAGATATTTCTTGAAATATGAGCTACGCAATCTACGTAGCTCTATATTTAAATAGTGTAGTATAGCTTCAATCTCTTGTAACTGATTAAATCTATGTTCAACAATGCCAGGCATCTCTGCGGCGGCACGTTCAACATTACCTTTGAGCTTTACTTCTTGTCTTGCATTGTGTAATTCAGATTCAAAGTGTGCAACTGCATTAGGTATCTTTGATACGTCACGTGATATTTCACTATACCAACCCATTAATCTTCGTCATCCCACGGATCGTCTTCTTCGTATTGTTCGGCATCAATATCTAAAAAATAATTTATAGCATGATCAAGATTATTGTCACTACCTAACGCATTAGTCAGTGTATGATCATCTACACCATAATCTGCTAACATGTCAACAAATCTTTCTGCTGCAACTTCTATATTCTTCTTATCAATATATTCTTTAAACAAAGTCCATATATCAACGATTTGACTCTCGTCCATAGTCTACTCCTCGATTAGTTCGACTTCAGCCGCTATATCAGCAACATCATCTTCTCCGGTATTTACCACAGGTGCTGTTTTTTCTTCGTATTCCGACATAATTAAATCGAGTTTTTCTCCTATCCATTGCTTACGATAATCAATGTGTTCTTCGCCGTTAAGGTCAATATACTTGAGTCTGTTGCCTTGCTTTTCTAACAAGCCTTTTTTCTCAAATAATTCAACAAGACCACTGTAAGGATTCATACCTGTTTCATATGGAATCTTTACTTGTACGCCTTCAAAGGGCTTACTGTAACGTGTCTTCATTACTTTACAGCCTGCTCTAATACCACGTACTTCTGAAATCTTATTACCAGCTTCGTCTTCTTTTAGTTTCATCTTTTTCATTGCAACAACTATACTTGATGCATAGATAAAGCCTTGTCCACCACTGATCTTATCATCTGGATCAAACATATCTTGTGATGCGTATGTATGATTAGTACATACCAAACCCACATTATGTGTGCCAATCATATTAACTGTGTTACGAACAAGTGCGGTCAACTGTTTAGGTTTACGACCCATGTCACCTTTCATATCACCTTTGTTAAACTGATCAATATCAGTAGGTGTTAACAACATACCTAATGAGTCAACTACAAACAGTACTTTCGGCCTGTCTTCTTCGGCCATTGCTTTGTAGTCATCCATAAATGTTGATATAGTTTTTGCTACATCATCAATCATTGACATGTTAAGTTTGAGAAGTTTATCTTCTCCTGTGTCAACGTCTAACGCCTGTAGCCATGTTTCGTCAAGTGCATTCTCTGAGTCAATTAAAACTACAAAGATACCTTGGTCTTGTGCGTGTTTTACAATATTGCCTGCACAGAAATAACTTTTTCCTGCGCCTGATTCTCCTGCAAACACTGTTACTTTACCTAGTGGAACACCTTTATGAAAGTCTCCACTTACTAGATAATTTAGTGCATACGAGCCTGTTGAAATCCAATCTGTAGGATCATTAAAGCCACT